TTTTTGCCGTTAAAGTATAGTCCATCATCTGTGTACATCTGTTTTTTGTGGCTCGTGTAGTAGTCGTAGCCTAAACCCGGATTCCTCGACATACAACAATAAGGCGGTGTTAAGCCTAGCTCCCTATATCTTTTGTTGTCGTTTCCATATGTCTTTTTTGTTACGTATCCTGCTACATAAGCCATTGTTTCTGGTGATGCCTCTGCAATGATGACGTTACCCATTCCCCAGATTTTGTTTATCTCTTCGCTTTCGAAGTACGGATTATCACCCCTTTTTTTCTTGAGATCTGGAATTTCCAAACCATAATAAATGCCGTGGTGATGTGGTCTGCCCGTGTTTTCGCCGTATTCGCCACAATAAAAATATCTTAGGTCTAAGCCCCATTTATCGGACGTTTCTTGCTTTTTGCGTAGTCTCTTGTTAAAGCGTACCATGTCCTCCTGCAGTAGTATTTGCACTACTTCCGGTGCTTCTCCGTTCGTCCACTGGTGTGTTGCGCCTCTTATGATCTCGCCGGTTGCTCTTACCATGCCCGGGACGTACTCTTGATTCCAGGTCAGAGTTAAAAACCATACCGGCGACAGTGTTTTTGACTCCATCAGCATTCTTGTTTCCCAATCCTGCCGTTGTCTGAGTCTGCATCCCAGACATTTGCCACATGGCAGTAACATCACGTCTGTCCTGTACGCGATGCTTTCATACGTTGCTGTTGGATTGTGCGCTCTTTCGCGGTACGTCTCTAAGGTCATGATTGACCCTGTTATATTGTGATCGTTTGGATTGTATACTCTTATGAGTGGTCTTGCGCAACTCATTATTTGCCTCCGTAAATATATTTGTTCATCGGATTAAGGTTTGGCACTTTGCCGCTTCTTGCTTTGCGGTCAGCTCCGCTTAGCGCGTCCACCGTGTCGTTTCTGGCTTTTTTGCCGCTGTTTGTGTTCTGGTTAAACCATTGGCTTAAGTCCGGGAAGTCCGTTTGATAGCTGTTGTAACCGCTGCTGTGCTGCTCTCCGTGCGAGTCTGTCCAAGACCAGCTTTCCGCTTTGGTCTTGCTGTAGTTTGCTACTGTGCCGGAGATTGTCGGCATACTAGCTGATTGCGTCCCCACACTTGGTGCGCTTATAGAGCTTTGCCCGATTGAGCCCTGTGCTCCGCCCGGTGTGCTTGCGCCGCCTTGCTGATATGCGAGTATTGGATTCAACCCCGCTTTTTTCATATCGTCCATTGCTCTTTGATAGCTCGTGTTACTCATGCGTTCCTGCCATGCCCTGTTAGCCGCCGCTTCTGCGGAGTTATAAGACATGGCCGCATCCTGTTGGATACGGTTATAAACGCCCTGTTGGATAGCTCCCAGAGTGTTTAAGCCCAGAGCCAAGAGGCTGTTCTTATCGTTTTGCTGGCTTTGCATTCCCTGCGCTTGCTGGCTTTGCCCAAGAAAGTATTTTGCAAGCTCTTGCGTTTGTCCCATATTGACGCCGCTTTCACCGGTCATTGTTGACCCGCTTGCGCCTTGGCTTGTCTGGTATCCGCTTGAGCTTGTTGTTCCGCTGCCGGATGTGCCTTTGAGTGTGTTGAATATGCCTGTTCCGGCGTTTATGAGTGTGCTCACACCGCCCAGTAATTTTGCGCCTGTTGCTAACGCTGCTAAAATTGACATATACTAAAATAGCCGGGTTTTGCCCCGGCGTCCTCCTTTCTTAGTGATGGTCGATGAGTCCCGGAATACTGTAGACCGGCATGCATCTCGTTGTTTTGTTCATAAAGTAAAAGTCAGCGATAAAGTCCGGCTGAGACTGTACTGCGAGAGTCCGCTTCATCTCGGTTTCTCCCTGCTCCATCCAAGCGGTGCTCAGAGTAGGCAGTGCGTCGTAGTCCTGTGCATAGTGCCATGCGTCGAGACTCTGCTGCGCGTTGCTTCGGAACAGGCCAGTAACCTTGCTCGGCTTATACCGATAGTCGGCCCATGCTTCCTGATAGCCGAATGCTTCATTGTCCTTTGCGTTGCCCTGTGCATAGATCTCCTTATTGAGAATAGCTTGTTCGCCAATGTTTGCCAGTACCGGCCAGTAGTAGTCATATCGTCCGGTGCGGCTCCACATGCGCTCGATGCCCTGCTGATAGGTCTGGTCGGTTCGTACCACTGCGAGTCCCATGATAAAGCCGTGTTCCGTAAAGGACTTGGTAAACATAGGTTTGTTCATCGTGGTCACACTCAGCGCCGCCGTGTTGCCCAGCGGGCTTGTGCTGTCGGTTGAAGAGGTCTGGATAACTTGAGACACGTTGATAGGCAGCCTGTAGCCGCCCAGATACTCCGGAATTTGCATTCGGCTGTCTGGTGAGATAACTCCAAAGTGCTCTCTCAGTACTTCGCGGTATCTCGTGCCGCCGCGCGCGTCTTTTTCTAGCAGTTTCTGGATCTGGAATGCCTGTCGCAGCTGGTTGATGGTTGTTGCGTTTACGCTGCTGAGGTCTGCCATGAGGTAATGTTCGATTTCTTTCCCGTTTATTGCTGGCGTGTCCACCCCCTTTATTCTGTACGTCCCCACGTTTTGTGTGTACTGTAAGCCCAATTTTGCATTGTAAGTATTTCCGTTCATCGTGTATTGCCTTGCGTATACGTCATCTTGACTCACTGTTTTAAGGTCGTTTTCGTATGGCAGAACAGGAGCGTTTCCACTAAGAGGTAGAGTAATCGGCTCGCCTTTCTGTGGCTCGGGCAGTGCTCCGGTGTAGTAGTCAAACACCTTTGCAGCCTTAAGAGGCTTTGCCAAAGTGATAGCGCTGTCGTTGGTGGCGCTGCCGTCGTTTTTGCCGGTCGTCGTTGCGTCCGTCACCTCCACGAGCGTCGGCTGCGTCACGTTCTGGTTTCTGAACCATTCGTTGTAAATGAGGCCGTATGCGCGTCCTGGCAGAGCGCTCACGCTTATGCCCTTTACTTTGGTAGGCAGACCAAGATAGTCTGCCAAAGTTCCTTCTGCCCAACCTTCTGCCGGTGCTGTGACCTGCGGGATGCTGTACTCTGTTTTAGGCGTCCATGCGGTTTCTTTGTTTTCCCCCATAAACTCCTTCCAGTGCTCCCACAACAATCGGTTCGGCACGAAGAAAAAGTAAAAGTCGCAGAAAGCATTGTCCATCACGGGAAAGATGGGCGTTGCCATTCGCATTACACAGGCAACGTCTACTTGGTGCGTATCACCCGGTAGCACCTCATCCAGATAGATCGGGATGAGATCGCCCGTGTTGAATGTCGTTTTGTTGTCACTGTTGCGCTGAAATCTGCTTCGGCTCACTCCTACCTGTGGATTTTGTGCAAAGTTGTATTCACTGTTGCGGTTCACTCTGCTGCCTCCTTTTTCTCTGTCGTGTTTTCAGCCGGCTTTTCTTCTTTCAGAAGGCCCATTTTATCGGCCCATTCTTTCGTGCCGTAGGCCATGACGTACTTTTCTACGTCGTTGTCCCATTTGTTTTTGACTTCGATAGGCAGCGCTTCAAACTGCTTCTTTGCGTCCTCGATGCGGTTGTACCATGTGTGGTAGTCCGTCGGCACGTCGGTGATGTCCACCATCTGTGCACTGTTCTGCCATTCCTGGTCGCCCAGCGCCGTCGGGTCGTAGGTTGCTCTTTTGATGATGTTTTCGATCTTGGTTTCGTCTAGACGGCTCTGGATGAGTGCATAGACATCTGTTTCGCCGGTTTTTACCAGCTCCCGGCCTTCGTCCGTTACCTTGTACTCGTACTCGGGCTCGCGGCCGTTGCCGGTTAGGCTCGTATGTCTTACTTGTCCGCTGTATGCGCTCCTAAACTCACTCATTTGGCTTTCCCTCACATACCAGTGTTTTGGTGTTGTCCATGATCTCGCCGGTTTCGTCTTCCACGGTGCAGATGTAGTATAATCCGAAGTCTTCCGGCTTGACGCTGATAAAGCTGTCTTTGTTTTTCTGCTGGCTCTCAAAGAGTCTGCTTGCAACAGCGTCGTTCTGCTGCTCGAAAAGTCCGCTGTAGGTCTTGGCGACTTTGTCATGGATTGCATAGTATCTTTTAAGCATTACAGTCTCGTGCCTCCTCTCATGTTCTTCGGACTTACGTTGACGGCCTTGGTTTTCTTCGCCGTCTGGGTAAAGACTTTTTTGTCCTTACTGCTGGTCATCTTGGTACGTTTTGCCATTGCTCTCATTCTCCTTGTCGTGTAGCGCGTGATAAATCGCGTCCAGCTTCTCCAGAATCTCCATCATAATTTTGATGGCATTCTTGACTTCTTTTACGCTTATGATTGCCATTCTTTGAGTTCCCTTTCCGCCATTTCGGCTTTTATTTTGTAGATTTCTTCTATGATGGCTTTCGCCTCATTTACAGTATACGCTTTTTTAAGCTGTCTGTAAAGCTTTCGGATGATGTATTCATATTCGTCTTCGGTTTGCGGTTTGCGATATTTTTTGGTTATCTGGTAATAGTCTCTGTATACCATTTTTCTTCTTTCTTACTGCTCTATCCAGTTTTCCGGGTCCAGTACTGCCGTTGTTCCTAGCAGCTCTTTATTGATGCGGTAGGTTTTATCCTCGTTCGCTTTGTACCAGTATCGGTATTTTCTTGTGTCATAAGTTCCGGCCATAAATAATTCTTCCAGCGCTTCAGAGCTCAGATGATTGATTGAGTTCATTTTCATGGTTCTTGCCTCTCTTTCTGTTTGCATTATACCATATATTTTTTCTTTTGTCAATAGATTTTAAGATTTTTTTGAAACTTTTTAGGTCATGCGCTAGGCGCGGTGCGCCGTGCGAAGAGCATGACGTGACTTTCCGGTTTCGCTCGCCGGACGGCCTTTAATAGTTTTCAACACTTTCAACACTTTCAACAGGTTTTCAACAAAATGTTGCACAAAGACTTTTGTGCATATTGCTACACTTTCAACATTTCAACAAGTTTTCAACAAAGTTTTCAACAATGAGATTTGCTTATTTTTTGCGTTGTTACGTTACAAATTTATACTTTTCAACTTTTCAACAGCCCCTACTACTACTACTACAACAAGTTATATATAATAGATGATGTTTGTAAATACACGTGCGTGCGTGCGCGTTTCGCGCGTGCGTGCGCGTGAGCGTAATTGAGTCTATGATTTGCCTCGTACCTCGGTAGCCCCTACTAGGGGCGTACACGAAAGGGGTCTCCCGTGGCGACAGGAGACCCCTTCTTGTTTTTATGATGCTTTTAATTAGCCGTGGATAGCTGTGAAACTTGGGTGTGGGCCTAATCCTTCTCTTGATAGGATTAGGCCCACTGACACTATAATAGCCCTCTGGCTTTTTTAAACCTCTGCTGTTTCGTCTCTTCTTCCACTTTTGCTTCTTGTTCGATGGTCAGCCCTGTGTTGCTCATTTTGATCTTTAGCGCGTTGATTGCGCTTGACTGCCTTTTGCGTTTCGTTTCCCACAGATCTTCCGGATGCTCACTTTCGTACTTTTTATCAAAGTATCGTGGTATCGGTCTTTTTTTGCCGTTAAAGTATAGTCCATCATCTGTGTACATCTGTTTTTTGTGGCTCCC